GAAATTGCCTTGATAACTTCTGCTTTAGAACCACTTCGTTTTACCTTAATGGTGTTCTTATCTGCTAAATCCAATAGTTGAACTTTAGTAAGTTTCTTAAGGTCAGCAACATTATGTGCTGATTCTTTTTTTACAACTGGTTTTGCAGATTTAACAGCAGTTGGTTTAGGAGCGTCATTCTTCGAAAAGAAGTGCATTCCTACTGCAATTGCAATTATTCCTAGTATTATATATTCCATTTTATTCCTCGTTAATGGTATTATTTATCCAATAAAGGATTCTTGTCTTTCGCTTTACCTATTGCAAGTGAAAGTATTTCTAAGTATTTATACAACTTAGCCCAGACTTTATCGTCTTGTGGTGTCGGTGTAAGTGATACTATGACTGAACAGATTGAAATGACAATCGGTATAATCATTAATAAATTCCAAATTCCCATGATAAAAGATATGATGCCTGAAAACATAAAAATCTCCTTTTTAAGTATTATGTACTTATTTAGGGTTTAGAACTCTTTATTAGTTCCTATAGTGTATTTAGTCGTCAATTTCCAGTCCTTTTTTTCTTTAAAGGGGATAATTTTAATTTGTGATAGCGGTGCAATAAGTTCTTCAACCCTTTTAGGGTCTACAATAGATACCAATTTCCATTGTGCAAGTAGAGACACTATAGTGTTTCTTCTACCAATGTCGCCTTCATCTATGCTGGTTGGTTTACCATCGAGTTTGAATAACTCTTTGAAATGTGTAATGTAGTACTTACCACGTTTGTGTAGTATGTGACATGATTGAAATAGTTCTTGTTCTTTGCGTGAAGCAACACCTATTCTAGATAGGGTTTCTCGTATTTTTAGAAAGTCGTCTTTTTCGGGGAAGGTTATTTCCACGAGTTCGGATACTAAGCTCTCATTATCATTCATTGTTTTGTCCACCAATACTCATTCTCTGTTTCAATTCACGAACTTGTTTATCTGTTAGGATTTCCATATACTCTTTTGCTTTTGATGTGGAAATCTTATAGTAGTTCTTAATCGTGTCTATTTTTTTAGAGACATAAGGTTTTTCCCATGAACCAAACCTTTGTCTTTTTCTAAGAGTATTTAGTAAAAAGACATATTGGAGACGATTATCGAGGTGGCTTCGATTATTCATCTCATTGGTCATGAAAAGGGAATCTTGGTGGTAGGATAATGATTTGTTAATTAGGAATGGTGCATATGCTTTCTCTTCAACAGCATCGACCATGATATCTTTTTTATCATAGGAGACCGACTTGACAAAATCAAATGGATTTCTTTTAGACATCTACTTTCCTGTATGTTGTCCGAAGTGTTGTAGTAGTTCATCACCTTCAAGAGATTTACCAAAGTAAACAATTTCACCTGTCTCTCTAATCTCTCTCATGACAAGACCATCATTGTATTCAGTATCCATTACCGAACCATCGTTGCCTCTGTCATCATACCATAATGATGTTAATGAATGTGCATGAAGTGTCTTAACACCCCTTGCCCATTTTTCTGCAGAGAGTAATCTCCTTTGTCTATCTACTACTTCGTCATGTTCACTCATTTCTTTTTCCTCTTGGCAAACTGTTTGTTTGCATTTTTTTGGAAACTCCACTCAAAGAATTTACTAATCGCGTTTCCAATCATTTCTTGTAACTTAAACATTTTTGAATTTACACTCACTCATAATCTCTGTTAGACATGCAGTAAAGTTAATCTCCGAGTCCATTGCAAATGCAGATTTGTATTGATAGTCTGCAATGACTAACACTGCAGCTGGTATTGATTGTGGTTCTAATCGCACTTCAAGTGCATTGAACACTTTACGATATAACGATGTGAAGTCTTGGTCACTATTCTGACCGACCCACTTTCTCATTGCACCCCAGTTCTTTTCCTGTAACATATTTATTAAAGGAGTAAACTTTTCTTCGGTTAAAGATGATAGAAGACCCGAATCGATTGTACCACTGACACTATATCTCTGAAGTTCATTTAATACACGTCTAAAATCGGGAAAGAATCTTGTAATAAGTTCTGCAACTACCTTATCATCATAGGTAATCCCTTCAATATCCAAGATAGTCTTAACTCTTTTCATGAATTGCATGGCAAGTTTAGGTTTCTCTGTCGGGGATATCTTGAAATCAATTACAGTTGTTCTTGAGTGTAATGCAGGTATAATTCTATTCTTGTAGTTACAGGTGAATATGAACCTACAGTTACTTGAGAACTCTTCTATAAATCCTCTTAATGCAGGTTGAACGGAATCTGCAGACATATAATCGGCTTCATCTAGGATAACGACCTTAGTCCCACCCTGTAGTGACATAGTGGACGCAAAGTTCTTTATCTTCGTTCTAAGGGTGTCTATGAGTCTACCCTCATCACTACCATTGATTACGATAAAGTCTGCACCTAGCTCGTTACAGAGTGCTTTAGCTATGGTTGTCTTACCACATCCAGCAGAACCACTAAGTAAGAGATTTGGTATCTCTCCTTGTTTTACAAATTCTTTGAATTGGTCTTTGTACTGTCTAGGTAGGATTGTATCTTCGATATTCTGTGGACGATACTTTTCCACATATAAAAACTCTTCTGTCATTTTGACTCCATCATAATAAAAAGAAAGAAAACCCCTCCGAATTCTTTATGTTACACACCCAGTAGAATGATGAGAAGGTGTAACTCCCATGGGTTTTCAGAGACATGAATAACCCATAAAACTATTTAGACCTAAGACCCGTATTTTGAATCGGGTTCTAGTGCAATAAAGTACTCTAAATCAATATCAGAGTTCTTAAAGTTTGAAATACCTTTAGAAGATACTGTTACAGAATAATTTCCTGCAAGTATCTTAAGGTTCTCTATCTTGAAGTTCATTGAATACGAAACTCCATCACCTTCACCTACCACTCGTGAGAATGTGTTTGAAGATGCATTCTTCTTGTCCTTGACAGTCAAGGATACAGTAGTACCATCACTTTCCAATACTAGGTCATTCACACCTAATACACTTGAGGCTTTCTGTAAGTCTACTAACAATTCACTTGTTACATCAAAGTTAATCTCAGTATCAGGCATTGTTATAATTTTTTCGGGTGCAGTTACCATACCCTCACTGGCATAATGGTAATCCATTGTTGAATATGCATCTTTAATATTTAATGATGCACTACCGAAATTGAATTCGGGGTTCTCCATTAAGGATGTTGCACCTAAGAATTCTGGCAAGTTGTAGATACTGAAGTCTTGAGGGAAATCCTCAGACACAGTTGCAACTGCAAGAATATTTTTCATGTTAGAAATAGTCTCTAACTTGTTACCTGTTTTAACTCGTATACCCGAATTTATGGTTGAGAAGTTTTTTAGAACGTCTCTTGTATTATCACTAATTTTCATCACTAGTTAGTCTCCTTTTTGTAACCTGCTTCTGCAAGTTGGGTTTTATCGTGGTTATTTAAAGCAAGAAATCCGTAATGGATAACTTTCAAAAGGTCGGCACGATTCTTCCCACCCTTCTTTCCATACCTCTGAGAATACTTCATAATATTCCCAATGGTAAATCCTTCTCCATGTCCTGCATCCATAATGAACTCAGTAGCTTGGTACTTGTTCAGACTGTAATGCTGGTCATAGGTTGAGTCTACATACTGGGAAAACTCCTTTAAGAGTTCTCCCTCGTTGTATTTGTAGTCTATTTGTTTTGGTTTTTTACCGAACATACCTTAGTATACTCCTAGTCTTCCATTTCGTCAATAGGGTTTTCTGCATTTAAATCAACCCCCGCATCTATCTTGGTGTAAAGGTCAAGGATTGAATTCCTAGTCTCTTCATCGAACCTTGAAATGCACATTGTGATTGACTTAAGTTTGTCACCAAACATTCTGAATGCATTCACTATGTGAACCAACCTTCTAGTCGTAACAACATCATCAATCGCACCTTCATAGTATGACTTTCTGATTATGTCCGCCCAGTCTACTAGTTTCTCACAGAATTCGTTATCGACTAAACCAGTCAATTCCATTTCCTTCTTAAGGATAGACCTTTCAGTAGTCACTGGTGGATATTCTTGTTGCATCGTAATTGCAAACCTTTCCAACATCGCTTCATTCATAATCTGAGTACCGATGAATTTTCCATCATCAGAACCTTGACCTTTTGTGTTTGCAGTTGCAAGAACTGTGAAACCTTCTTTAGGTGAAACCCACTCACCAGTCTTTTTGATAAAGTATCCTTTACCTTCTAGAACTGATTGTAGACACATCAACTTG